AGGGTAAAGATGTATTTTATAAATACACATGTTGTTCCTTTAGCTCTAAAGCTAAGTTTAATGTACTTAATAAAGACCCCGAAGAGATTGAAGAAAGAATTAATTTCTATCCTCTGGATATGACAGCTCTTTATGATGCAATAGGAATCACTTTTAAAAAGTTAGACTCCTTTGTCAAATTAAATGAAAAAGTTCTTATTAATATTTACACTGATAGGAATGAAAATTATTCAAAAAAGTACAGACGTTCCTACATTAAAAAAGAAATAGAAAGAAGAAAAGGTCAGTTTACTGTAACTTTTATAGGTACAGAAATTGACTGCCTATCAATAAGCGAAAAACTGGGTGTTGACCTAAGCAATATGAAGTCTTATGATAATACAGGTAAGGGTTTAGCAGAAGTATTAAATGTTACCTTTAAATCTAGGGCTGACTACAGCACTAAAGTTTCTTTAGGAAAAGATGTATCAAGAGGATTTTACAAAAATATAACTAAATAATGAGTAAATTTAATTCACTAAAGAAGGGTTCTATTCTTTCAGAATTATCTTTCTATACAGTAGAGAGTATTAGTAACAATGAAGCAAATCTAGTTGATTCTTTAGGTAATAAGATCACTATTGGTAAACAGTATGTGGAAGATATTCTGTCTTCAGCAGATTATTTTGATAGTGAAATTACTAATGTTAATGTAACCACTTTAGCTAAGAAATTAATAAATTCTCCTAGAGTAGCAATGACTGTAGGATTCTATAAAAAAGATAAGAAGAAAACTAAAGCAGCATTAAATAAGGAAATTGCTGATAAATCTTTGGAGTTTGCTGATGCAAGTCTATTAGAAGTGAGTCTGCTCATTGAAGATTTAATTAAGAACCCTATCACAGAATATATTCCTGGTGATTTTCGCATTATGAAAGGTCGTCATGAAGGAAAAATGAATGATCTGGGACGACTAGAGTTCTATGATATGGAAGATGGAGGAAGACCTAAACAGGTTGACCCTCGTACTATTGAATATATTATTGTAGAAGGAGTTAAATATAGCAAAAAGAAATAAATATGGCAACTACCTATTGTGTTATTGGCTCTACTGGAAGTGGTAAATCCACTTCTTTAGGCCAAGTTAAAGAATTAGATATTATTGGTCTTGATCCTAAAGAGACGGCCATTCTTAATGTAATGGATAAACCACTACCCTTTAAGGGCTCTCGTACCAATTATGGCACTTTACTCTCTGAAGGAGGTAACTATGCTTCAGTTTCAGATGGTCCAACTATTGTTAGTATACTGCAACATATTAATGATAATAGACCTGATATTAAGAATGTGGTAATTGACGATTAAAAGATAGTCGTCGTTAAATTCCGTGAATTGCTGGAAACTCCTCCGTAGGGACAATCAGCAGCCAAGCTTTGTAGAAATACATTGAAGGTTCAACGACTAGGTTATGGAGTCTTATTATTAAGTTAAAGACAGTAAAACCCACGAGCGCGGAACAGTAGAAATACTGATGATATAGTCTGAACTATGTAAATATTACGATTTAGATTTTGATAATCATCTTATTTTGTTATCTTTGTGCATGGTAAAAATATACACACTTGCAGACCCTACATCTAATGAAATTAGATATATAGGTAAAACAAAAAGAACATTAAAAGATAGATGGTATCAACATTGTTCCATACATAAGCAACAAAAACAGACTAACTATAAAAGTAACTGGCTTCTAACAATACTTAATAAAGGTCTAAGACCTAAAATAGAATTATTAGAAGGAGTAGAAGATGAGTTTTGGCAAGAAACCGAAAAATTCTGGATTGCTCAATTTAGAATTTGGGGATTCCGTTTGACTAATCTGTCGGAAGGTGGGCAGGGTCCTACTTCTTGTAAAGGCTCTTCAGGCTATAAGCATACAGAAGAAGCCAAAAAACGTATTAGTATTGCCAACAGCAAACCTAGACATAAGGAGTGGGTCATTAATTCAGCAAATGCTAATAAAAAACCTATCTCCCAGTTTGACAGAAATAAAGTCTTTATTCGGGACTGGGATTCTGCTAGTGATGCTGCCAGATTTTTAGGTAACATAGATATGAAAAAGAACATATCTACTTGCTGTAAAGGAAACAAAAAATCTGCTTATGGTTATGTATGGAAATTTAAAACATAGAAGTAAAGGATAAAGAGCCTTTACGATAACAATTTGTATCAATATATACTTGCAGAACATTTCATGTCAAATGCTCTGAAGAAGGGGTATGATAAGTTCAATCATTTGGCAAAAGAAGCATATGACGTAATATCATTTGGCAAAAACATGAGAAAAGACATCAACTTTATTTGTCTTACTCATAGTGATTTAGATGAAAAGTCTGGGGCCTATAAGATGAAGACCATTGGTTCTATGTTAGATAGTAAAGTAACCTTAGAAGGGTTATTTACTGTGGTTCTGTATACTCATGTGCAGTATAGTTCCAAAGATAAGAAAGCCACATATAATTTTGTAACAAACAAGTACTCAGATAATGCAGGTAATGAAATTCCTGCTAAGTCTCCTATTGGTATGTTTGATGAATTACTGATCCCCAATGATTTAGGATATGTAATTCAGAAGGCAGACGAATATTACTCTTAGAATTTAACCTAATTATTTATACTATTATGGAAAAGCGAATTATTAAAGCTAGTGATGTTTTAAGCATGATCCAAGATCGTGGAATGACACGTCCCGAAATCAAGAAAGAACTAGGATTGACAGGACGTGAGATGAAAGAGTTATTTTCTCATCCTACCTTAAAGTATAAGAGAGCAGTAAAGAAGGAAACAGTATCTTTTGTTTTTGAGGATGATGTAGACAGTACCGAAGAAACAGTAGAGCTACTTACTGAAGAGCAGGTTGATGCCTTTTCAACTAATGATACTGAGGAGGAAACGGAAGAAGAAAACAATGAAATTGAAAGTGTTTTCTCTAACCCAGTATAAGCGAATTTGACTAGTCTGTTTTTAATTTTTAAAGTATACTTTTATGTCTAATTTATTTGGAGCAGTAAACGATCAGGACCAGAGCTTACAAAGCCGGGGTTCTGGTAAGTTTGGGCTTAATACAGGTGCTCGCATTACTAAGATAGAGTATAATCCTAACGGAGGTAAAGATGGTGCTGAACTAGATGCCTTTGATATTACCGTATCTGTATCAGATCGTGAGTATCGTAATCGTCTATTTGATGTAACCAGTATTTATGATAGAGACCAGGGTGCTCCCCGTGAACTCGACCTAACCAATGAAGCAGATAAGGCTGAATATGCCAAGGCCATTGGACAGGTGCAAGGAGTAATCACTCATGCTGTTAAGGCTACAGGTGTTACTCAGGAACAGATCACGGAAGCGTTTACCAACCCTGCCAAGGATTTTGTCGAATGGGGCAAAATTATGGTGTCTCTAGTTCCATCGGATTATGATAGTAAGCCTGTAGACGTATTTCTCGAATACCAGTGGTCTATTAAGGAAGGTAATGATCAAACCTACCTTACGTTACCCAAAAACATGAAAGGAGGCTATTTTCTATGCCCTTCAGTTTCTCCACAAGAAGGTTCTTGGGAGGCTGTAAACGATTCTAATGGTCTTCGTTATGTAGATGGTGCCGGTAATGAGCATCCTTTCACCAGAAAGGAGAACTATATGGATAGCCCCAAAGCTACCCAGCAAGGGGGTGATGAATCTGACCAAACTACTGCCGCAACCAGTAATATGGGAGGAGCCAGCAAACCTAAGGCTATTTGGTAATTCTTTAATTAAATACTCTTATGGATTTTAAAGATGTAGATGAAAATCAATTTATTTCCGGGGAGTATTTATCTAAAGAATACATTTTAAGTTTAGTAAGTGAGGAGGATATATTCAAATTTGTATTTGGTTTTGAGCCAATTGCGTTTGAGTATATCACCTCACCTTTTAGACCTGATAAAACCCCTGGGGCCTATTTTAATTATAGTCCTGATGGCAAACTCCAATTTATAGATTTTGGAGACCCATTAAGAACCCATTACGACTGCTTTAATGCTATAGAAGATAAATTTGGCATTGATGGATTTCAGAATGTATTAAGATTTATAAAAGATCACATAGTAGATGATAAAAAAATAATAACTACACCCAATAAAATTAATCCTAGCAGAATTAAAAAGAATACCGGTACCAATCTGGATATAAGAACTAGGGATTTTACCATAAATGATAAGAATTATTGGTTATCTTATGGTATATATAGACAACATCTCATTGAAGACCAGGTATTTGCCACTTCTTCTGTTAATATTACAAAGAATGGAGGTATTAGAAGAATTAAGTTCTATGAACTCGCATACTCTTTTTGCAGCTTTAGACATAATAGAAAGAAAATCTATTGTCCTCATAATAGAAATGGGAGATATAGATTCATTACTAACTGTAAGAGCAATGACATAGGAGAACTAAATAAGCTAGTTCCTTTTGGTCGTCAATTAATAATAAGTAAATCTTATAAGGATTGTAGAGTCCTGAGAAACCAAGGATTAAATTCTGTATGGTTTCAAAATGAAGGTTGTGTGCCTTCAATAAATACTCTTACTTCTCTGACTCAGAGATTTAAAAAGGTAATTGTATTTTACGATAATGACAGAGCAGGAGTGGAAGCATCTAGGAAAATATCCAGTATTATTAATAAATATACTAATAATTCTTCTCCTCTCTATATTCCTAATATAGGACAAAATATTACTGACCCCTCTGATCTTTTTAAAGAAAAAGGGAGACTAGAACTAAGAAAATTTCTTTATCAAAGTAAACTTATATATGAATCCTAAAGATAAAATACATAGAAGTTGGGACGAATTACGTCCTATTTTATATGAAGAAAAATTAAAGGAACTATCAGAAAAAATTCTTCCTAATACTAGCTACAAGCCCGAAAGACACAATATTTTTCGGGCTTTTTCTATGCCTTTAGAGAAGATTAAAGTAGTTATACTAAGTCAGGACCCTTACCCAACTGGTAATAATGCTTGTGGTTATGCCTTTATTAATGGTACTGACTATATTCCTAAAAGTTTACAAATAATATATAAGGAATTAAGTTCCTCTCTTGATATTAATGAGAAGAATATAAGAACTTGGCCTGATCAAGGTGTATTTTTACTTAATACTTCTCTTACAGTAGAAACAGGTAACGCAGATTCTCATAAATTTTACTGGAGAGATTTTACTAAAAAGGTAATTCAACTCATATCCAAAAAAAATCCATGTATTTGGATGTTATGGGGGGCAAGAGCTACGTCTGTAGCAAGATATATTCATAACAGAGAGGATGCCACATTTTATGGTAGAATAAATATAGAGAATATACCTATATCTCCTGACACTAATTATATAATGACAGCACCACATCCAATGGTGGAATATTATAAACATAGTGAACACGAGTTTATAGGATGTGATCACTTTTACTTAACTAACCGTCTTTTAGAAAAAAGAGGACAAACTAAAATAAACTGGTAATGGTATTTGGAAAACGAGAATCAGAAGTTTTAATTCAGGGTGACATAAAATCAAATGGAGTATCCATTGATAATTCTAATATAGACTTTATTGTTACTATTTTATCTACTAATCTATACTCTAAACCAATAGAATCTTTCTTAAGAGAGACAGTCAGTAATGCCTGGGATTCCCATGTGGAGGCTGGTGTTAATGATCCTGTTATTGTTGAGCTAGGTAAATCTAGTGATGGACAGCATTTCTGTAGGATACAGGATTTTGGTGTAGGACTAAGTGAAGAGAGATTTAATAATATATACAGAAATATTGGTTCTTCTACTAAGAGAGGGACTAATGGACAAATAGGTGGTTTTGGATTAGGAAGATTCTCTGCATTATCTTGTTCTGATACAGTACATATAACTTCAGTATATGAGGGTAATAAATATGTATACATAATGTATAAGGATGGTAATAGTATTTCTATTGATTTAATAAGTAAAATACCTACTGAGGAAAGAAATGGTGTAGAGGTAAAAATACCTTTTGAGGATACAAAATTAAGAGATTACTGGAGTGCCATTAAAAGTCAACTTACTTATTTTGATAATATCTATTTAGTGTGTGACATAGAGAATAATAAATATGCACAAGTGTTTAATAATGCTAAGATTAAGAGGTTTAATACTTTTAGTGTAAGTAACTTAGTAAAGAGAAGTAGTAATATATTACCTAGTACCCACAGTAGCACTTCTAATTCCTATACAGTAGGCACTAGAATTTTATTAGGTAAAGTACCCTACTTATTGAGGCTTGATAATCTAACTAAAGCTTATCCTTCTTATTTTAATACTTCATCTTTAGCTGTACATTTTGATATTGGTGATATAGGAGTAGTTCCTAATAGAGAGGAACTATTATATACTGCTGCTTCAATCAAAACAATTGAAGATAAGTTAGATAAGGTACAAGAAGAAATAGATAATCTAATTAAAATCCAAGAAAATAAGGATTATGATGATCTAAGGGATTATCTAAAAGCAGTTGAGAATAGAAAGACTCTAATATTATTGGAGGGGGAATATAAAGACAATGTTATATTAATATATGATGAATCTAATTCTAATATAAGCCTTAAAGGAAAAGTCTATGATATTACTTTGTTAAAAAGAGTATATGGTATCTTTACTTCTTATAGAAATACTTTACCTAGATTTCACGGAGTCACATATGAGCTTAAATCTAATAGTATTAGAAGTACAGATAGTATATTATCTGTTGTAAATATTAGAAACTCCCCTGGTCATTATAAGATATGTAAAATGTCTTCTTTATCCAATATTACTAAATCTTGGATTAGAGATACAATGTCTTCAGGTACAATTTTCTTTTCTCCTTATCCTATAAAGTCTATTTATAAAAGACTTCTTAATTCAAACTATGATAGTTATTATTATAACTCTGTTAAAAAAACTAAATACAAAGATTTAGATTTAAAAACAGTTAGAGTAGTATTTAATTATTTTCTTGAAAAAGTATCTAAGTGTGAAATAATAACTAATAAATCTGTACCTCAATCTTATATTGATGACTACAAGCAAGCCCAAAAAGATAAAAGACTTAAGAATAAGAAAAGCAAGGATTTTTGGGATCAAACTGTTTTAGTTTATAAGCTAAGAATAAATGAAAGGACTCAAGACCCTAATGATGCTCCAGGTAAGAATAAACATTATGTAAAATTAAATGAATTACATAAGAGATATAAGTCTTTAGTAGT